ACTGGCTCGCGACCACGAGGGCGCCCGGGAGGTCCGGGTTCGTCGGGCCGGCGCATACCCTCGGGCAGTTGCCGTAGTTGTCCCTGTACTCGTAGCGGATGGGGAAGTAGTCGGCGTTCCTCTGCGTCGGGTCCACGCGTGCGTAGGTGGTCATGCCGCCGATGAAGCGGTGCGCCATGTTCGACCCGGACCAGAACGGGCAGGCGATGCCGGGGACGGTCGTGTTGAACACGTTGTTGCAGATGGAGAGACCCTCGACAAAGCACTCGTACACCTCGGTAATGTGGTCGGAAATGCCCGTGTTGGCGCCGATGCGGATACCCGCGGCCCCGTTGAAGCGGTTGCCCCTGAACTCCATGGACATCTTCCAGCCCGTCGTGGCGCCGCTGATCCAGGACACCGGGTGCACGTACACCATCGTGTTCGCGATGTTGCAGTCGAGGAACACCGGGGCGACGTTCGCGATTGTCCCGCCCGACACGGCACATCGCCACATCACGACCTGCTTCTGCGCGGTAAGGTCGTCCACTGCGCGGCCGATCCGGTGGCCGCCCATGCTGACGGAAGTGTTGGTCCAGTTCACCGTCGTGTAGGTCGTGTCGATGTTGCAGGCCAGCGCGACCGAGGACCCGTCGTCGTTCCACACGCCGCACTTGCAGCCCCTGAGGGTCAGGGTGCAGTGCCTTGTCGTCAGGTCGAGGTAGTTGTGCTCCAGGTAGAGCGAGCCCACCTGCACGTTGTCGAGGACGGTGGAGTTGTTGAAATGCGCCGCGGATACGACCGCGTTCCTGATGTAGGTGAACGGCATGTCCGCGGAGATTGTGCCCACGCCCCTGTTGCCCAGGTCGATGGATGTCAGCCCCCACGCCGCGGCGAAGAGGAGGTAGACGTTGGCGTTCTGGAAGTTGGATAGGTCGAGGTAGTTCTCCGTTCTGTTGGCGTACTGCCGGAAGCCCACGTTCATGCCGATGTTCCAGTTGGAGTCGGCGAACCAGCGGTCCGAAATGCTCATCTGCCGGAACGAGACGTACCAGTTCGTGGAGAGCGCCCCGTCGTCTATGGTGCAGGCGGTAAGCAGCATGGCGCCGGTGCCAGTCATCGTGAGCGGGCGGCCGGAAATCTTCCTGTTCGCGATGCCGTACATGGAGTTGCCCACGCTGGTGTCCGCGAAGTAGTTCGACGGGCTCTGGTGCAGCTCGTAGGCGCCGCAGGTCCAGAAGGCACGCACGGACCTGAACCACGAACTCTCCGCACGCTGCTGGTGCATGAAGAGGAAGTCCGCCACGTAGTCGTTCTGCGGCTCCGCGATTTCCGCGGCGACGCAGACGAACCTTGCGTTCACGAACTTCGCGTCCTGGTCGAACGACAGCGTCTTCACCGTGGAAAACGTCCCGGGGCTCGTATACGTGCCGGCGACGAAGCGCGGGACGGGCGGGAGGAAGATGCCGTATGTGCCTGCAGTAGTCGGGTAGCTGATGAAGTTGGACAGGTTGCTCTCGTGGCCGCCCGTCACGCCGTAGTAGGTGGAGGGCATCTCGCGGAGGTCGGAGAGGAGGATCCACCGCCCGTCCTGCACGCTCTCGGAGCCCACGATTGCGCCCCCGTCCTCGCTGTCGGTGCACTGCGCGTCCCACATGTAGGTGCGGGCGCCGCAGTGGACGTCGCTGTCGTAGCCCACCACCGTCACGAAGCCGAGGTCCGGGTTGGCGTGGATGAGGCCTTCCATGCCCTGCACGACGGTGTCGTTGGTCACGTCCGGCACGTTGAAGCCGTACTGGTACGTCTCGATGACGGAATACGTGGAAGAGCCGGTGAGCTTCTCCACCTTCACGTCGTAGATTGCGGCCTCCATGAACACGGTCTGCGGGAATGACCCGGCGTCGTCGAGGACTACCGGGTTCTGGGCCTCCACGAAGCGCTCCCCGTCCATCGTGTAGACGGTGGCGGGAGTGTCGGAGCCGTGGAGGAAGAAGGTGACCCGACCCGATACGAGCGGGAAGCCTACCATGTCGAAGAGCTGGTTGGGGGAGAAACTAATCCGCATTGTTCATGCCTCCGTTCTGGATGCCTGCGACGGCCCTGGTGATTTCCGCCGCGGACTTGACCTTCGTGGTGTCGAGCTGGATGGCGGTCTTTTCCAGGTCCATCTGTGCCTTCTGGGCTTCCGCCTGGGCCTTCATGGCGTCCCCGCCCTGGTTGAGTTCTGCCTGCAGGGCCATTTCCTCCATGCGGTTCTGGTGCTGCACGCCCATCTTCACGAACTCGGCGCGGAGGGACTTGTCGTCCGCATTCTCGTTGAACTCGTAGCGCTTGACCTGCTCCATGAGTTCCTGGATCTGCTGGTCCCTGGAACCGATGGCCTGCTTCATCTGCTCGATGACGTCCTGCTGCTGGATCTCGATCTGCGTCGGGCCCGGCTTCGTGTTGATGGAAGCGAACACGTTCGCGAGGACGGCGTTGTCCGGGTGCGTGAGGAAGATGCCGTTGACGAGCTGCATGCGCTTGTCCTCCGGCACCACCGACATGAGCTGCATGAGTTCGGCACGGGCCGTCTGGAGCTGCATGCCGTCGGCGGGTCCCTGGATGACTTCGAGGCCGCCCGACGGGATGTCCAGCAGCTTGAGCAGCACGTCGCCGCACGCCTTCATGGTGCACTTCAAGTTTGAATAGAAGTGGCGCACGGTACACTGTGTCTGCCTCTCGGAGGACAGCACTTCCGTGGCCGTCTTCTGGGGGGTCTCGCCCAGCATCACGCCCTTCGCGTCCACGCCGGTGATGGCGGAGAGCAAATCGAGCTGCGAGGAGATGATGCCCGTGATGTCCGCGAAGTCCACGGTGAAGTGGCCGAGGACGGGCGGCTTGTATTCCTTCTTGCCGTCCGGGGAGGTGGCGTTGAAGAGGAGGAGCGGGTTCCGGTTGTACTCGAAGTTGCGGTAGCCCTCGTTGTAGCCCTCCACCGCCTTCGGGTCGGACACGAACACGTTCTTCGGGACCTTGGCCATGCGCTCCGCGAGCTGGGTGAACGCGGCGTTGATCATCTTCTGGATGGGGGCAGCCTTCCGTACAATGCCCTGCCATACGGCGGTGTCGCTGTCGCCGTCGGCCACGTCCCATGTCCGTTCTCCGTAACAGGGAAATACCGGCACTCGGTCGATCGGGAGGGTGGTCGGCTGGTCGATGAAGTCCTGGTTCAGCATGCGGTAGACCTCGCACTGCCCGTTGTTCACGCGGAAGTAGGTCACGATGTCCATGATGCTGTCGGACTTGTTCTCGGCCGTGTTGACGGCCGCGCGTTCGTCCTTGCCGGTGACCCAGTCCTCGCCGTACTTGGCGCGGACCCAGGCCTTGGAGCGGTGCTCGACGATTGCGCACTCGACCGCGTCGTTACCGTCCATTTCGACGCTATCCGGGTCGAAATAGACGTTCTCCACCTTCTCGATGTTGTAGAGGGCGGGGACGTCAACGCGCTCGCCGGTTTCCGGGTCCATGACGGACTCGGAGCCGAAGGCCATGTAGGCGAGGCCGAAGGCCACGGTGTTGTAGAGCGCGTCCTGCGGGGCGCGGGCGTTGGAGCCGAACTTCAGGAAAGCCTCGCATGCCGCGTCGGCGTTCCTGTCCCTGTCCCAGAACTTGTAGGGATAGGAGGCGTAGACGTTCGCCGTCGCGTTGACGGAGTTGCCCACGATGTTCACTGTCTGCGTAAGGCGCCCGGGATAGAGCTTCAGGTCCTCGGTGTCCCACTGCTTGCCGGAGAGGAAGACCCTGTCCTCCTTGATACGGTCCACCTGCGTAGTCCGCTTGGTGTTCGCGCGGGCCTCGAACGTCTTCCACGCTTCTATTGCCTGTTCGATGTTGAGCATAGGCTATTCCTCTTCCTCCTTCTTCTTGAAGGCGTCGTCGATAATCTTGCGGCTTTCCTTGTCCAGCTTCCTGTACCAGGGCTCTTCCTTGTAGTCCGTGTAGGACTTGCGGACGCCTTCCTGGCGGATGATGTCCACAGGGTTCGCGCCGATTACCGGCTCGACCCTGCCGCCCACGTCGGCAGTCATGGAACCGAGGACGCGGCCCGCGTTGTACGGGCCCTTCGCCACGTTGAGCTCGGAATACTTTTCCGGGAACAACTGCGCGAAGATGGCCTTCGCCTTGCCGCCGAGCACGTTCTGGTTCTCCGGCACGTTGAAGCCGTAGGAGCCGCCGTTGAAAATAGGTTCCGAGTCGAGGAGCTTTCCCGTAGTCCTGTCGCGCACGGCGAACTTCACCGTCGGCCTGTTGTAGAGGTCGAGGATCTGCTTCGCGGATACGGTGCCGTCCGGGTTCACCTT